CGTTATAAAGTTATAGTTAAAGGACACCTTCCACAGGAAAGGGTGGGATAGAAAGTATTTGTTATCCTTACTATAAGCTTGTAAAAAATCTAGAGCTTCATGTGCCATTATTAATATTTAATCGGCACTTTACTTTAACTAAAGTCTCTATAGAAATGATAAGCAAAAGTTACTTCGAAGTTAACCACTTCACCAGTACCATCAGCTATACTATAACCAATGTCACCTATATCTCTAATTGAAGCACCGACTAGCTCTATGTTACGAACATCGTTTAGCTCCTTATCAATTTGAACTAAGTTAATAACTGATTCATCACCAGGCATACCATATTGACCGGTTGATGTTTCATTATTAAAAACCGCTCTTGACGCAGCTTCAAATTTTGTTCTTAACTCACAATCTTCATCATGATAGAATTCTATAGCGTAGCCATCAGCACCTTGATAAGTCGCTCTACCAGGTAATTGAAACTCTTGCCCGTAATAATTAACAGTTTGGTTTTCAATAGTCCTGCCAGGTAACTGCGCTGTTCTAGCGTATACTAAGTCTTCATCTCCATTAAAACTTACACCCCCTACTAGATCAATTTGTCTAACACGGAATAAGAAGTCTCGTGAAAATTGCTTTTCAGCCGCTCTAGTAAAGAAGTTTTGAATTGTTGTTGCCATAATATTATTTAATTAGTCGTTATATAAGCTCCTCAAAATTAGCATCTGTTCTGGTTGCGTAGAAGTTAACTAGGATGTATTCTGCCGTTCTAGTAGGCTTGAGGTAAATGTCTACTACCAGCTCATTTGCATCAATTACTGTTGGTGTGTTGTTTCTCTCATCACACACAATTAGATAATCGTATAATCCTTCATTATTCTTAGCTCTTTCAAATACAGGAGTTAAAGTATTAACAACTCTTGTTCTTGTAAACTCAGAGTTTTGCTCAAATACGAAGAACCTTGAAGCTTTCTTAACTGGTCGTTCTAATGCTAAGAACAATCTACGTACATTGATTCTATCAAATGCACTCGGCTTCTTATTCAAAGTCTTCTGCCCAAATATAACCTGCCCTTGTCCAGGGAATGCCGCTACTGGGTTAATGTTAGCTTTGTACAACTCATCACGCTGCTTTTGATTTGGATTTACAGCAAGATCGTTAGAAAACGGTACTAAACCTCTACTAAACCCGGCTGGTGCATACCATGGGAAGTCGACAGCGTCTGTTCTTGCCATTGCAGCTCCAGCGAATCCAGAGAATGGTACCCATACCTGCTGCCCTGAATAACCATCGTATACTTGTGCCCAGTTACCATAAACAGCAGCATAAGAAGTATTCTCATTTTCAAACTGATGTCTAATTGGCCAGTATATTGATGTTTGGAAATTATTATCTTTGTTATCTAGAATCTTTGTATTAGCCCCAGTAACGAATATTTGTCTAATTGGATCAGCAACAAATATACAATCACCTCTACTTCCACCCAGATAAGGTGGCATAACAAATTGCTCAAACTTATTAAAGATGGTTGAGTAGTCATTTCTAAGAGATAATCCTGCAGCATTAGGTGTACCAGAAGTTCTTAATCCATTTACTGCAAGAGTAATTGCAGATGTGCTACTAAATTCGTCATAATATGCTGTATTTGCAGCACAAGCGGTAGACCAAATTGTACCTAACCCACCTTCAACAACAACATCTATATCATAAATTTCATCATTCTTAATGCCTTCAAGCGCTCTATCAATCTTATTAGGTATATTACCAATATGTTTATCAGTAACAACTGCATTAGTATAAGCACCTAATGGGTATAATGACTCATTTTTGTGGAACCCATGACCGTGGACTGATTCGATCAATCTTATTGATGAAATCCCGGTAACAGTAGTACCGGCTGCCGGTATGTAAACAGAGCCTGCATCACCCTGCGCCGCTAAATTTTCTAGATTGTTAGAATACATTCTAATCTTTTTACTTACCTCACCAGCAGCGTTTAATCCTGTCTGACCATTTAACCTACCAGAAACATAATCATTAACAAGTAGTGTCACATTCCTTGAACTATCATCTACCCTTTCAAGGAATATGTTTTGATCAACCCCACCGTTAGGGTTATTTTGCATTCTTCTAGAGTTAATCGATCCTACAATCCCGTCAGATAAAACATAATCAAGTTTTGTAGCAGCTGTGGCCCATAGAGACTTACGTAATTTAAATACTCCAATGTTTAAGTAATCATCAAACTGTCTATTATCAATATCATAATCAGTAAGATTTTCCATTACCTCCGATAAGCTATTACCTCTACCCGTTGTGAAATTCGCCGTTGTAGGGAAAGTTAAAGTAGAATCCGGCACAAGTGTAGTTTGAGAATTTGGAGCATTAGTAGCTAATGCCACATTTAATGATCTAACACTTGAGATGGTATCAAAATTAGATCCAGGGTTGATACCACTGTTATCAATAGCACCTACGTAATATCCTTCAAACCCGTTATTAATAGTTGTTTGTGATTTGTTTAAAACAACTAAACCAGCTTTACCTAAGGCAGTAATTGGTCCTGTAGTAGAGAAGTTACTAGTAAGAGTTCTTTGCACTGACCCGGCTGCTGACCAGTCAAACCCTGTACCATCTATAGCACTAAGGTATTGTGATTTGGTTAATTCAAGATGAACCGGAGCCCCTAATATATATACACCCGATAAGCTACCACCTATAGTTAAGTCAGCTGGGGATGCACCAGCCACGTCACGCGCAGTAACTGGATAAGCTAATGCGGAGTATTTAGCCCCAAATCCATCTCCTGTCCCAACGCCGTATGGTAGCCGTGATGCGTAAACATTACCGGGGGAATTTAAAAGTTCGTTTATTGTGTAGTATAAGTATCTTTCAGCTGAAGTGGTTGGTGTACCAAATATTTGATTTAATTCCTGCTTAGAGGTTATTTTAAGTACCTCGTCACAAGGTCCTTGTTGTGCAAAACCGGTAACGTAGATATTTGTACCTACGTTAGCTGGCGTTGTCAATGAAAGATCTGATTCTCTGATTTCTACTCCCGGGGAGGTTATAGTGCGCTGTGCCATAAAATTATTTATCCTATTTCAGCCAAATAAATTCAAAAATTAACGATTTCAGTATGTAATTGCGAGTAGACAAAAGTAAATCCTGAAGATATCTCATCTGGATTTTGGTAATTATAGTTTACCGCTTCAATTGTAGTAGGAAACGCTTTAGTATATGTAAATTTTATTCTGGTATTATTAAATTCATCTTTACCAAAAATAGTTAAATCAGTCTGATAATCTGAAAAATCTGGATCATTTGTTTCTAATTTACGAGAATTATATGTACCGTCATACTGATCATGTAATAAGTTAAGCCAAGTATACATAACCCAGTAGTTTTTGTACTCGTTATCTACATTAAAATTAACACTTACTGGTGGGTATGGGTTCTTAGCATGTGAAGATACATACAAAGTGCTGCCGGCATATCTATTTTCAATAGCAGGTACAGTAACCTCAGGTACAGCAGCACCAAAAATAGAAAATTGTACTGATTCACCAATAAACTGAGTTTGATCCTGTTTAAATTTTTTATCAAAGTCTCTTAATATAGGTGGTACATCAAAGACCAGTAAAAACTTATCTGCTCTTGATTTATTAAGTAACGATTGCTGTTCGGTATTTCGAGCCATATATATATTTATACCTGTTTAGGTATTCCTGCCTGCCAGTTCTCAGGAGGCTTTTCTCCTACTAAGTGGTACCCCATTGCTTCGAGATCGCTCATCTCATCCTCCATCTCATCACCCATGCCCCATACAATAGCCGGTAGTTCGTGGTTATTACTACCAACTATTTCATTATCTAGATATATTGAAGTAGGGTCTTCAAAATAACTGATACCATAATCCATAGGCTCTAGTACAAGAGGCTTGCCCATATCATCCAACTCCACAATTTCAAAAAACCTTTCTGTAATCTCCTTTTCTAGAATGAATAATGCATATAACATCGCCATAACTCGGTCATCATGAAACCCAGCTCGAGCTTTCCAGGTACCGTTAGGATACCGTACAAAGTTTCTAAGCTCCTTTACAGTGTCCTCCTCATTAATTTTAATCACTCTAACTTCATTCATAAAATAGCGCATGTTGAGAACGCCTTTATATTTGGTATTAGTGTGCGCGATCATCCCTCTCATTACATTACGTCGATGAGCTTTGGCATTACCATACGATACAACTTTTTCATATCCTAGGTCGACAGATAACCGATCCACTACCTGGGCGCCACAATTGTTTCTCTCTATGAGAGCCAAGGGAGACCCCCAGTTTCTTAAAATACCATATAATTTATTGGTAAACTCTAAAGGGGGTATTTTGTTGTTTCTGTAGACCGCTACTTGCTTTATATCTCTTATGTCTGTTATGTCTATAATCTGAATGACAGATGAATCTACACCTACACCTTCAGAAATATCTACACCTGCAGCGTACATCTTAGACTCATCTGGTTCTTCCCATATCTTATAATGACCGTCGTCTAATAAAATTTTAGGTTTAGATACCTTATTCATCATTTCTTCAAACAATTCATCATCTAGTGTGGATTCCCCAGAGTGAATAAACTCGCATTCAAACTCTTGTAACCAGGCATCAGATGATCCGATTGCTGTTTTTGTAGCTTGAGCCCATGCTTTATCGCGACCAGGGATCTCGTCCCACTTTATCATATCATAAGCCCAGCTATTTAAACCATCTACCGCTTCTGTGTATAGCTTATAAAATAGATTATCAGTACCATTAGCTGTAGAACATACAAACACTTTAGATTTTGTGGAAGAAGTAATGATAGGGAAAACAGATTTCCAGAACTCTTCTACTAAATGAGGTTCGATAAATGCCATCTCATCAATAACTAAGCAATTGACTGATTGACCACGAGCAGCTGTTCCAGTAGTAGTTGTAATACCTATTCTACTACCATTTTCCAATGTCATAGAAGTCTTTGCATATTCCTTAACCGGTGGCTTTAACCAATTAGGTAATTCTTCATACGCCATCCTAATGCGCTGAAAGATCTCAATAGCAGTAGCCTCTTTGTTTGCTACTAGAAGAATCCGCTGGTCAGGATTAAAGCATGCCTGCCATAATATATAGATAGACATCATAGTCGACTTACCTATCTGTCTAGACGCCAATAAGCAAAAGAATCGATTATCACGCATTAAGCGTAATGACCTTTTTTGAGGTTTGTATAATTTAATTTGTTCACGACCTCTATCTAGGTTAACAATATAAAAGAAATTCTCAGCAAAGTATAATATATTTTTGCTAGCTTTTTTAAGATGCTTTACTTGCTCTTTGGTATAAACACCCTTCCAATTGACGTTGGGTAAGTTTTTATTACCCATATAATACATATTATTCTGTGTAGCCACAGAAATATTTAATAAGAGCTATAAATAATTACATGTCTAAAAAAAGTGATTTTAATTCATTAGGAAAAGCCTACGGTGATGTACTGGATAGGTTAGTAGTAAACGAAGATACTGTACCGGTAGGTGAAATCGGTAAAGCGCCTCTAGAGGCTGGAGGCCCACAAGAAAAGGGTGGTTATAGACCCGCTAAAGTAGATATAACAAAGCTTTCTGATAAAGACAAAGATAATAACATTTATAATATTAAAGGATACACTTATGGTGATGGAAATGATCCTGGTGTAGGGTGCGATGAGCCATTACCTACTGGTGATGATGCGTTAATAGGTAATGTAGGGGAAGAAGATGAAGAAGAAGAAATTTTAAAAGAAACCGAGAAAAATGCTCGAGCTAGCCTAAATAATTTTATGGCCAGTAAATCCGTATTTGATAAACTTTATAACAAGGTAATGGTTTCCGAAGATTTTGAGGAAACAGAAACATTTACCGACACAGAAGAAATTGAAGCCCTTGGCATTGAAACTGATGAGGTTCCCGAAGAGATCACAGTGTCAATTCCCGGTGAGTTAGCTCAAACCCTTTCTGATATTTTAACCACAGCAATTGCTCAACAGGAAACAGACGTTGACATCGATGTCGATGTTACAGACGTTACTGATACTGAAATTGAAGAAAATGAAGAGGAAGACGATGAGAAGGTTCCAGAAGAAGACGAAGAAGCAGCTATGAAAGATGGCGGTGGATATGGAATCGATGCTGGATCAACTCTTAGTAAAGAGATTAATTACGGTAAAAAGAACAAAGTTGGTAAACTTCACGCTGCTGGTGGTCCAGTCATGAAAGACGGCGGTGGATATGGAGTCGATGCTGGATCAACTCTTAGTAAAGAGATTGATTACGGTAAAAACAACAAAGTTGGTAATACTAAGCTCGGATCAATTCCAGGAGCTTAAGCAATTTTATTAATAACAAAATTAAAAGCCCGTTGAGAGTACTCTCAACGGGCTTTTTTAATAAATATATACGTGAAGTTCTATAACAAAACTCTTAATAAAAAGTTTTGGTCGGAAGATAAAAAATTTGATCCGAACGTGCGTGATAAGCTATTGTCTATCACCAAAGATTTTATTACTAATTTAGACCTAGATGGTGTAAAAGTATATGATATTACCTTAACAGGTAGTAATAGCAATTTTAATTACAATCGATACTCTGATTTAGATGTTCACGTGTTAATAGATCTAGATGATATCAATGATGATGAAGAGCTTGTAAAGCTAGCG